GTGTACCAGAACCAGTAACTAACAACACAATTGTTTCTTCGGGAAGATTAAACTTCTGCTTAAAGAGATTTATTGTTTTGCGATACAATATGTGGAAAGTCTCGCAACGATGCGAGTATTCGATAGGTAGTGCTGAAGGTCCGAACAATTTCTAATTCCTTTGTCATTCGAAGAAACTATCCAAATTATTACCGTAGTTTCCTCTAAAGTCAATCCTCTTAATACGGTTAGACGGTAAATGAATACCAACCTTATCACGATACTCTTCGAACCAGTGTTCTGGACTCTTTACGTTTCGTTGAATATTATGTAATACACCCGTAAATGAATGTTTAGATGTACGAATATTCTTTTCTGTCTTATCAACTAATTTGATAAAGTTGTAAGCAGAATATAAAGAACATAAGAGTGGACCACTGCGGTGGATAATACCAGCCTCGTCCAAAGAATGATAACGTGTAGAGCCTGTAAGATCACTTACAATAACGTCAACCCAACGCTGTCTGTCTACACCTAGAGTAGACTTGATTACATCAGCAAACCTATCGTAAACCTTACCAAACACTTCACGTCCCTCTGGATTGTCCTGCATACCAAAAGAAACGTCCCCTCCATGTTCGCCCAATACACCTCCAAAGTTATACTTAGAAGTGTGTGTAGTAGAGTCGTAACTAATTTCATAATCACTAAAGAAAGTCTCCTTTAATGATAGAACTGGCATAAGACGCTGTACAGATCCATATCCCAGTAAGTGGATCTTCTTTGGAATTTGTTTTGGCTTATCGAGAGCTAGAAATGAGAACAGAGTGTCCATAGCTTCTAGTGTACCAATGCCAATAGCAGAACCTGCGAGAGCATAACCTCCAATCATACTGTAATCTTCTTCAGGAATCTGTGCTAGAATATTGTCGAAATACTCGACGTAATCCTCTAGCGCGTTTCCCTGAATAATCATTAGAGGCTTGCTATCATAGTTTTTAGTATCTTCTTTGCGATACTTTTTAAATGCCTGAATTTGTCTGTACAAGTTCTGTCCAGATTCAATACCAGCATCTTTATTCTCAGAGACAACAAAACGCTTGCAGCTCATATCTGTACGTGGGTCTCCCATTCCTGGAATAATTTCCAATGGAATCTTATCAATACTCATAGAGATATTAGAGTTAAGCGCTTGTGTCTTGTAGATCTTTGCTTCGACTTCAGGTGTAAGTGGTTTTCCCTTCTGGGCTAACTGTAGACCACCAGAGTCACTATGAATGTACTTTACAGAATCCCGATAGTTTACAAACTTCTTAGGAAAAGAAGGTTCGACCATTGCATTAAATAATAGACCAAGATCATGATCTGTATGTGTGGACACATATTTAAGAGCTTGACACCCCATGTCAATTAAGACAGGGGGATCAAAGTAAGGAGTAGTTATCTTAGTATGCGATAACCCCGAAAGTACATATTCTAATCTCATTTGCTGTTCACCAGATCCATAAACTCTTTACGAAGCAGAGCATCTGCCTTAAAGTCCCCGCCTAGTTTACTTGTAATAGTATAAGAGCTAGTATCTTCTACACCACGCTGTGCAACGCAGTAGTGCTTACCACTTACAACAATAGCAATGTTGCTAGTCTCTAGAATACATTCAAGTGCATAAAATAGTTGTTCGGCATAACGTTCCTGAATCTGTGGTCGCTGTGCAAAGAACTTTGCAATACGATTCAATTTACTAAGACCTAGTACCTTATTAGCAGGAATATATGCAATGTGTACCTTCTGATCGATAGTAACAAAATGGTGTTCGCAAGAAGAAATAGCAGTGATATTCTTTTCCACGACCATTTCATCATAGTTCATCTTATTATCTACAACAGTACACTTAGGAAACTGTGCATAATTAAGTCCGCGAAAGATCTCGTTAACATACATCTTAGCGACACGAGTAGGTGTATCAATAAGACTATCGTCATTAAGATCCATACCTAGTGTTTCCATAATAGTACGGAAGTGCTTTTCGATCTTAGCGATCTTAGTCTTATCAGAGACAAGCAATTTGTCCAAGATCACAGGTGTCTCTACACCCTTCTGTGTAAGATAATCTTGTACCTTCTTACCTAGTTCGTAGTCTGTTTTCATAGCAACTCCTTCTTTCTGCTGTATATTAGTACTGTTATAATGTATTTAGCAATTCTTGTCAAGCAGATACGCATAATAATATTTAAGAAAGAAATTAATCTTCCTTTTCATATATTGCGGAATTAGCGCCATGTTCGGCACACTCTACTGACTGCACCCAGCAACGATTGTTAGTCTTTCCTCGGATTAGAGTATCAGCAAACTGGAAGGCATGGTATGCAAATTTCTCAGCACCAACGCCGTCAAAGACTCTAATTTCTGCAAGATCAAGAGCCTCAAGTTCCTTAAACTTATCGAGATACGGATCATTAATATCGACCACAACCTTATGATCAAAACTATCTTCTAGCCATGCCTTAATTTGTTTAAGACCGCCAAAGTCAACAGCCCAGTTCTTATTATCTAATTCGTCACAACCAAACTTAAAGGTAAACGCTAGACTATACCCATGTAGTAAATGACAGTGCGAATGGTCAGCATTTGGCTGACGAAATACAGCAGACAAACCAATATTGTGTCCATAATGTTTTGTACTATAAAACGGCATTTTAGTTTCCTCTTATGATTCCCATGGAAAAATGAACCATCGTGGGTCGAAGTTACGATCAATAGTACGATCGTAGAAATCAACCGTAACATCTTGAGCTGTATTGTATACCATAGCAGAAATTTTAATATTGTCAACTTGCAAAGGTTCGCTTACTGATTTTTGCCAGTCTTCTAGAAGAGATCTAATAGTTTCTCCTCCGTCCACAATATCATCCACGATAAGAACTTTCTTACCTTCATTAATATCTTCAGGAATCCAAAAATTAGATTCGTTGCCAAAATCTGTGTTGTCTCGTGTGTTCCAGAGAACCATCTGAACAGGAATCTTTAACTTGTGGGAGAGATATACCGCAGGAACACACCCTCCACGCACAATACCAACAATATAATCTGATTTAAACCCAGAGTCTTTAATTTGCTGCACAATAGTATCGATACCATTACAAAAGTCGTCGTAGCCATAAACAATAATATTATTTGCATCTACCATTATATCATTCCCTTATGTATGGATTAAACGTTCAATACGTTGTAGCCTTAGAATATCTGCCGCAACATCATGGATCGAATTATGTTGAATGAACTTAGTGTTCCAGACTGCTTCGTCTTCTTCTGGACAAAAGCCATTCTTCTTATTCTCAAAATTAAAGCGTGTATCGATATAGGTTCTAATGTCGCGCATCTTCCAGAATTTAAGTAGTCTATTTAGCTCATCATTAGAGGATACTTCAACAAATTGACGTTGCAATATCACAGGATCAAAACAATTAGCACGAGACCACCAACAATCAATCTTATAGGGTGTTAGATAAGACCTAATATTATCTACAAACTGCTTCTGTGTAATATCTTTGTCGCTCGGAAATAGTTGCTTACGCGCCTCTTTACTTTGTTTCATCCACCAGTCAATGTTTTCTTGCTTAGGTTTATACCCATACTTCTTTTGATCTTCAAGATCAAACTTATCCATTTTAATAGATTCTATAAGTTCTTCAAAAGTATACGGAGTATCGCTTGTGAAACGAGCCCAATCAAAAACAAAATATGCACAGTTAATTACTGGACAATCAAATACAAAGTTTCCAATTGACTCATAATCTAGAATAAAATTATATTTCATTATGTAGACCAAGCGTTCTTGAAAAGGGGGACCTGAAGTCTATCTGAATATCTCCAGCCACGCTCTAGTGCCATTAGAGCTACATTCTTATTGTTTAGTTCATAAACAGATTCAACACCACCTACAGGCATTAGATATACGGGTCCAATAAAGCCAGCATCACGATATAATGCAACAGCCTTCTCAGCATCCGCTACATCTTCTTCGTTTGCTACTACGAACTTCAGATATGTATATCCGACCTTTTCATAATCAACAACGATCTCTGGCTTAATAGCTTCTTCAAAACTATGTCCGGAACAAGGCAACTTAGCCGACACAGAAAATGTAATAGCTGCTGGATGAAATTCACTCTTAAGATAATCAGCCAGTTCTTGATTGAACTCTTGCGTACCATTAGTCTCGAATGTAATTTCCTGTAGTTCAGGCATCTTACTAATGAGTTCAATATATTGCTTCTGCCAGCCTAGCAGTGGCTCTCCACCTGTAATAACTAGGTGCTCATCAATCCATTCATTGTGTGGAAGGAGTTTATGAATCTGCTCTACAATAGCATCGACTTCCATCAACGGACTTAGATGCTTAAACCGCGGATCCCAGCTCGCATAAGAATCGCAACCAGTAGTGACCAGAGGTAGATTACCGTATTCTTTGTACTCTTTAGGGTCGATAGTTTCACGTTCCTGTGATAGTTCACCGCGAGGCATACCGAATCCCTGGCAATGAAAGTTGCAACCGAAAGTCCGTAAGAAGATAGAGGGAACGCCCATATAACGTCCCTCTCCCTGAATAGAGTAAAATAGTTCAGACACTTTAATAGGCATAATGTAGTTCCTTTTTTTGTCGATTAGCTTTCTTCTGTTGATTACGAGCTTGCTCTAAATGTATCTTATTAGCTCTATGTGTATAGACGAGACCATCGAGATGATCCAGCTCATGTTGGTAGACTCTTGCTGTCATACCATCAAAAACACGAGTACTAGTCTTGCCATTTGGCTCTGTATAACGAACCTTAATAGTACGTGGACGCTTGATCTTGACAAAAAGATTAGGATTAGACAGACATCCTTCTTCCAATACAATTGTATCTGAATCACTATGTACAATAATAGGATTAAAGCACGGAATCAATTCATCTGCATTCATAACGAATACCCGGTATGGCAGTCCACATTGATTGGCTGCTAGTCCAATACCGTTATGATGTAACATTGTTTCTGCTAGATCTGTGACTAGATCTAGCGGATTAACTGGCGGATTAGAAAAATCAAAACGATCCATAACCTGCTTAAGGATTGGATTATTGCTGTCGACGAGTTCTAATAACATATCAATACACTTCCTTAAGCAGTTCAACAATATTATTATCTTCAGTCCTCAAGAACTCTCCACCAGCCATGCAAATTTCATACCGCCCTGGACTATTAGGATGTTTGGCAATGTATGAAATATGTTGAGTATTTAAATAAAAGTCAGAACCTCCAAGGTCTTTAATCAAGATAAATTTAGTCATTAATTTAGTCATTCTTAATCTCCGTCGCCCACTGTAATGATACCCAATCCTCAATACAGTTATCTTCTGTAATAAGATGATGTCCTGCACCATATTTCTTTATCATTTTCTCTTCCCAATAAGGCCAGTAATCATAGAGAATTTCTTTCTCGTTAAGAACAACTGTTTCAGGTTCTCCATTTATACCTGGCTCATAATACGCATAATATCTCATGTTGCAATCCGACTGAAGTTAGCGTGTTTTTCGAAACGAAGAACTGATTCGAAGTGGTCGAATAAACTATCGCCTTTATGACTAATAATAAACGTATTCGAATCTGAAGTCAAGCTCTCTAGTATCTTTAAGAACTCTTCTGTACCCGTTGCGTCTAGTGATGAATCAAATACTTCGTCCATAATAAGCAAGTTAGTCGATGCAGAATTGCGTAGTTTAGCAATAGCTCGCCATGTGAACATTAGTGCCAAGTCAATACGCATCTTTTCGCCTTCACTGAAACTAGCGTACGAGAAGTCGTCTCGAAATCTAGATTTGATAGTTTCATTAAACGATTCATCTAATTGAAAGTCAACAAAGAAGTCTAAAGCAGACAGATATTTATTAATCAATTTGTTCATAATAGGTACATATTGACGAATAATCTTAGTCTTAATGCCAGTATCTTTTAGTAATTGACCAGCAATATCTAGTACAGACTTTTCTTTAGTCAGTTCTCGCTTACGTTCGTTATGCTTATTTAGCTCTTCTTCGTATTTGACTGTATCTTCTGAGTCTGTATCGATCTTAGAAGACTGTTCCTGAAGATTATTAATTTCTTCATGCAGATCTATAATATACCTATTATAGAATTTAATCTGCTGATTATTTTCACTGATCTTAGTATTTAGACTAGAAATTTGTCTGTTAAGATCTTTAATCTCCTCTATACGACTTTCTGTAGTGGAGATCTCTGTTTCTAGCTTAGTAAGTGCTTCTGTTAATTCGTTGGACTTTGCTTCGCGTTTAGAGATAGTCTCGGTCTTAAATTCATGATCAATACCCTGCTTACATGTGGGGCAGTTATCATGATCGTGATAGAACGCCACTTCTTTTTTAAGTTTGCGTATCTTATCCTCAATCGTAGATTCCATTTGAACCAGTTTAGTCTTACGACCCAAGACCCTGGTTTCATCACCGACTTCTTCATTTAATTTCTCCACTTGTTCTAGAATAATATCATTATTAATAGATAGATTATTAAGCCCTTCTTGATGTTCTCTAATCTTCTGTTGTTTCTGAGCAATAAGATCTTCGTTATTTGCCTTTAAGGTATCGATATGCTTATTGTGCATTTCGATCTTCTGTTCACATAAACTGATATAGTAATCTATATCTGTCAAAGCTCCACGGTTCCAGGAAATCTTGTCCTTTAGAATACTGTTCATAACAGAGAAGATCTGAATATCTAGTAGATCTTCTACAACCTTACGGCGCTCAGATGCAGGCAATTGCATAAACGGCACATAGTTTGCTGAACCCAGTACAACAATCTGACTAAATGATTTAAAGTTTAACTTCAGAATGTTCTTCTCTAGATGTTCCTGATACTCACGGGCATCCGCATTTTGATCAAGTAATTCCCCGTTAACTAGAATTTCGAATACAGTGGGCTTGATACCTCTTCGAATCAAATAATCTTTCTTACCAATAGAAAACTCTAGTTCAACTAAAAGATTCTTTTGTGTTATAGAGTTAAGTAGCTGTGGTTTGTTAATATTACGAAAGGGTTTACCATACAGAGCAAAAGTCAACGCTTCTATAAACGTTGAATTATGAGATAGAAAATCCCCACTATAATATCTATGATCTTCTGATTCTACAGTTACATCATACATATTATCTGATGAATTTGTTTTATAGCAAGTTTTTACTAATTCAGGACCGGTTTTTGTCATAATATAGGTGTGATAGGGGACACAATCTTTCACATAAATCTGATTCATATTATCATCAAATATAATGTGATTATCTGCACACTTTAGGATTAGACCCGATTGTGTTTCTATTTCCCAAATATCATAAACAATAGTTTTGTGAATTTTAGAAATTGACTGCCAACCAGAATCAGTTTCAATTTCAAATCTGTCCAGATCCAAGGTCTGAATAAATTTTCGATCTGTCTTTTCTGATAGTTCTAATGTCATAATGTATATTTAACTCTCTATCTAAATATTCTATAGAAAATGGAGATAACCTCCCCTTTAGGCTAGAAAATAATTTAAGTTTTACTTTAGCTTCGTTTGGAATTTTGATTGAGCATCAAAAAAATCTCCTATATGACAGGAAAAGATCTCCCCTGTCTCTTTATCTCTAAGATTTATAAGAGTTGTTTTTTCGACACATTTACCCGCGCCGTTTTGTCCTACTACCAGTGTTGATTTAGATTTGGTAAATTCTAGTTCTGTAAATTGATTACCTGTAGATAGTAGATTCTGATACCGAAGTTTTTTAAATAAAATCATTTACCATCATCCAGCGTTTCATATAGTCTATGTTCATAGCCAACATCATAAGCAGCCTTAAGCCATTTTTTAAAATAAACAGCATCTATACCTTCTAGCTGGTAAGAGATCAAGTCATCATAAAATCTTTCCGATCGAAAAGTAAATCCCTCGAGTTCATGAAACCATTCATCAAAAGTCATAATATTTACTCCATATGTATTGCTTCATTATAGAGACTTGTCAGAAAAAGGTCTAGATCTTTCTTAGTAACATTCTTCGTGTCGATGTTATCTACCACCTTACGTAGAATGGTTAGAGTATCTTCTGCTTCGTCAATAATATCAGAATCATCTTCTAGGTTAAGGTTAAGGTGATCTTCTATAATTTGTATATCTGCTATTCCAGTCTTCTCTAGCATATCTACAAGCATATCAAACCAGTATGGATTGTTTTTATTATGTACTACGATCTTAATAAAAGTATTACGTAATTGATCAAGATCTACATCCATAATCTCATGTTGTAGTTTATCAGTATCGTCATAGTGTATTTTATTAAACATACGATATGGATTAGCAATAAACTGAAGTTCCCGAGTCTCTGTATCAAAGATATGAAATCCACGAGTATCATTAAAATCGGACCAGGTCATCTCATAAGGTGTGCCTAAGTAGTGAATATTGCCTCTAGAAGAACGGTGATGAAAATGTCCGGAGCCTACAATGTCAAACTTGTCAAATACATTAGCAGACATGCCGTGGTCATGAAACACTCCACGATACATTTCAAAGCCCGCTAATTCTAAGTGTCCAAATAAGATCTGTGCCTTGGTATTTTTAATAGATTCTAGTACACTAGTTTCATTACTCGAGTTAACCCATGGCAATAGTGCAATAGGCACACCATCATATACTACCTCTGTATAATCACTATACACGTTAATGTTTTTATACTCTCCCAGTAATAAATGAGGAGAGTTAATTTCATTTGTGTTCTTATAGAACGTATCGTGGTTACCTACAAAAATACCTAGGTTAATATTACGCTCTCGAAGAACATTAAAAAAATAACTTCTGGAACGTGATAAGGTTAAGAAATTGATATATTTACGGCGATCGAATAGATCGCCCAACTGAATAACTTCAGTGATATTATTTTCTTCTAGATACGGAAAGAAAATATTGCTATAGAAGCGTTCGAAGTAATCGTGGAAGGCGGTCGCATCATTACGCGCGCCGAAAGTGTGTGTCACCGAGAAGAGCGATCTTCATAGTAACTACCTCCTTTCTGAATAATAAATGACATAATATTTTTACTCTGTTGGTGTATCGTCGCCGTCTATGAAATTTTCTAATCCAGTCTTGCGCTTTTCTTTCTTAACAGTTTGTTTAGCTTCGTATTTCTGAGATAGATTGGCTAGTTTATCCATATCCATAGTAACAACCATGGCTTGAAAATGAGACTGATCATCTGGAGCCATTTCCACCAGTGTATTCATCACTAGTGAGTTTTCCATAGATTTATATTTAATATATGATTGTTTCTTTTCTTTATCAATACGTCTAATGAATGCGTAATACATGATCTGTGTAAAATACGCAAAAGGATTTGTAGACTTATCAGGGTTAAAGTTATGTAGGTACCGCAAACAGTTCTCGATAGCATCGCCGATCATTTCTTCGCGATATGTATAACCAATGAAATTTCTATTTGTAGAAAGTCTATTAGCAATAAGCCAGATACATTTACCAATGTAATTATTTGCTCGCGGCAGTGTCTCCCCTGCTTCTTTGGCACGATTATACTCGTTAATGTATTTAACCATTTCCGTATATAATTTTTTGTTATCTACATAATGATTTGACATTAATGTAAACTCGAACGAGTGATATTACGTAAGGTATCTGATAATTTATTCACAGTTTCTTCCTCTTCTTTTATGGCTATTTTCATAGCCTTAATTGATGCCTTAATCTGCGCATCTATAAATGGTCGGGAAAATTTAGTTGTATATTCACTAGTAATAGTATAATACTCACACAAAGTTTTTGTAGGTTTATAATCTAATATAATATATTTCCGTTTAATAGTCAACACATTTTGTTCGGATAATAACAAACAATCCCGTAGGCGCATACCATATTCAGGAGAATCTATAATATACATAGGATTTGTTAAGGTATAGGAATCACGTTGATAAGACGTTTCCCCGATAATTTCTTCACCACCAATTAGTTTAAAAACAGATATCATTTTAGCCCCACGTTGTAAATCTTGTAATCGAACTGTTCTGCATCATATATCTTAGCACGTTCTTCAAAATGTGACATTGTAAAGTTCTTAGTAGCCCCTTTGGAAAGATTGTCTACAATATCATATAAAACGGCATGAGATTTTTCTTCGTGTTGACGTAACATACGTCCAATAGACTGTAGTACTTTAATCTTGGATTTGGAAGGCGAAGCAGCAATCATGTGGTGTAGTTTATTAATGCTAACACCGGTTGAAGTAGTGCCTAAAGATGCAACAAGAATAGCGTTCTCTTCTTCCTCGATAGCCTTACGTATCTCTTCACGTTTAGCACCAGATACAGATCCATCAATATAAAAAGCATTAGTATGTTCGGACAGCGAGTTGTAAATAGATTCACCGTGATCTGTCATTCTAAAGAATACTAGCTTATTACCTTTTAGTGATAAGGCTAAGTTTTTAATAAAATCTGTACGATTCTGGTAGTTAATAAGAAAGTCTACTTCTTCTGCGTAGGTTTTCTTACGAGTCTTTTGTAGCTTATTATCATAGACAGCTTTATGAAACTCTTTAACAACTTCCTCTGGGTATCTTAGAATAATACACTTAATCTTAATATCAGAAGCGTGTCCCTGATCAATTAGTTCTCTAGTAGAGACAGTCTGATATTGTGCTCCAAACAGACCTTCAATAGTATGTTGATTCAATGCTACGTTATCGAGGGTACCTGTTGTGCCAAATCTGTATGGTGTTTGTTCCATGTTGGACAAGATCTTGACAAGAGTTGCTGCTTTTGCCCCATGCGCTTCGTCACCGAACACGACTTGGAATTGGTTGAACCACACCTTTGGCATTTTCGATTTGCCATTGTCAAGCGACTGCCAGGTAGAGATAACATGATCAGCGGGGATATCATTGTCTTTTAATAAACCTCCCATAGAAGTATCAATAGTGCCTTTGAAACCATATGATTCAAAGTCAGATTTTAACTGTCCTACCAGTCCAATAGTAGGTACAATAATTAACGACTTAGTATTGTATTTAATACGATACCATTCTGCCATTACATATATTATAAAAGACTTGCCTGATGATGTAGGAGATAACAGTGTACGTCTCTTGGATCGTAGACACTTTACAATAGCATCAATTTGATACTCTCTTGTCTCTAACCAATCCGGTAAGTTTAATGTTTTAATAAACTCTTGAACTTCATGTTCTGATACATTATCATATGACAGTTCATCACTAAACGAAAAGGTATAGTCATTAGCATCACAGAATTTCTTAATGCGTTGTGCTAGACCTGCATACACGACACCTGTAAGTGTATTAATTAAACGGATCTTGCCATCCCAGACCCGCATTTTATACTTCGGGTGAAATTTATAGTTCTCTGCAAAAAATGTAAACTTGTCTGACAATTCCATCATAATGCCAGGATCACATCTTATTTTACAATGTACTGAATTTATCTGTTCTAAATGTACGTCTGCCATTAGCCACCACTTTGGAATTTGATCCAATTGAGTGCTGTATTAATCTGGAATCCGCGAGCCATAACAGTCTTGATAATAGATTCCAACAGCTCAATCTTTTCATGTTGAATGCCGATTTTAAGAGATAACGAGATAATTTCTTTATCTGCGTCAATATATGTATTAGCATCTGCTTTAAGGATTTTACCAATTGGAGGCAATTGCCAGCCGCGTTCCTGTGTTTCTTTGGTAGGACCCTGTGTGTAGAACTCAAATTTATCTAGTCTGAGCCTCTTTAGTTCTGATTCGAACTTGCGCAGAAGCAGTCTCTCATTAGTATAAATCTGATGATATTTGTGATGTAATTTAGAAATCTTTAGAGATTCATTGCCAAGTTCATTTCGATCGATATCGCAATCTTCGCCCCACATTTCGAAAATAGATTCTAATTTCATTACATGCCCTTAGAAAGATACTTACACATTGTTCAATGTACTGTATTTTTTCTTTAAGGTCAACCTATTGGTGTGTAATAAAATCTATTAAAATTGAATGATGCAGTGACATTAATGTACTGAATATCATCTAGATTAGATGCAAAATCGATACCCGATAGATACGCCGGAAATATATCCGTGAACCGTACATTTATTTTAGGTCTCATCGCACTATCTAAAATTACCACAGAACAATCAGATCTGAGACCAGTGTATTGTTGTAGACCTTCAGGATAACCCAGACCTTCCATCCAATTAAAAATTTCTAGATAGTCTTTAAAGTTTTCACCGACAAGAAAACTAATATCCAAGTTATCATAACTAATATTACCAGGATGGTTTATCCGAACAAAAGGGGTTGGTTGTGGTGCGGCTCCTAAGGTTAGACCTGGTATAGTTATGGATTGTACTTTATACTCTACATTGGGTGTAACACTTAGCTTAAATTTATAATTGAGTTTAGATGCATTATTATTATCAATTGATGTCATTTTACTTGACCTCTAATCTAT